CATCTGTATATTGACTATCACTGCCTGTTGCGGCAACAATCAAAACGCCACCATATTGTAGGAAGTTATGTGATGCCCACCATTCATTTTTCCAAGTTCCTGTTGGACCTTGAGCCCATCTTGCGAAGGTTAGTCCTGCATACGAATTACCAGCAACATAATCTACTGTAGAGCCAGGAACTAGATGATAAAAAGGCGCACCCTGTCCGGCCGCACCAAGTGTGTCCCCACTAGGTTGATGAATTGGTTCGTTAGAGTTCAATCTTGACATGATATCTGCGACACCTTCGAGAGTCATCAAACCTGCATCATATTCTGCGGTTGTTCCGAGTGCGGCAATCAATCCCTTGGTAGAGGGCATTCCACCACGAGCCAAAGCACCCGATTCTGTATTTGGGATAAAGAAACTTTGGTCTTCTACTATTACTGTTACATTTGGTCTTGCCATTCTTAATCTCCTAGAAAGATATGTACTATTTAATCAAAAAAGATTTACTTTTTATATTCGTATTCTTGATATTTATAATTTTCAATTTTTAGGGACTTCAAACCACCTTGTTTCCCCGTCCCATTCCCCTGCTCCTGGTTCATCCATTACAAATCCAAATGGTAGCAAATCATCTTCAATTTCTCTTATTTGGTCTTCATATATTTGGGTACGGACATCACTGTCTGTTAGAGATTTAAAATATTCTTGTCTAGTCATCCATGCAAATAAAACCAAACACATTGCTAAATCGTCTGTATGCCCGTCATCTGCTTCAAATGAGTTCTTCTTAGCAACAAAGGTAATTAATTCATTAATGATGTCCATATCTTCGATGATAAATTTGTCTTCTTCTATAAGACTTTTCAACAACGAACATCCAAGTTTCTTCACCGGCATAGTAGTACGAACACCCAATTGTGACTGTGACCTATTACCGCCAAATCCACCATTCATTACTTGCCCCGCACGACCTTTATATGTGGTCATCAATACATTTTCATATTCTAAGTCTTCGTGTAGAATGTCTGCAACTTGACCACCAATGTCATTTATTTCAATTAAAACCCCAGCGTTGTTATATTTTGTTGCAATTGCACGAATGACGGTAGGATATACCATAGGGGATACTGTGTTGTTTCTATATCTTGCGACAAGTTTATATGGCATCTCAGTTGTATCCACCACAACAAATGCACTATAATCCTTTCCTTGCCCCCTTGCAGTATCTACTGTGATGAAATAGTCCCTGTCTTCTTTGGGTTCTTCATAAATCCACAACCCATCTGCATCCTTTGTCTTGGGTGTTATCCAATTCAATGTGCGAAGTTTAGCAGAAGAAATCAGAGTGTTTTGACTGCCCAAGAAGTCGCAAATAAATTCTTGTTGGAATTGCTCTGCACTGGTATTGGCAATAGTTTCTTCTTTCCACTTTTCATCTCGTAACGGACCACCAGGATATTGTGGTACTTCATTCCATTGAACTTCAATTGGAATATAATCGTTTTTGCCAGATTCTCCTGGTTTCTTTGTCGCACCCTTCCAATAATAATAGAACATATTCAATCCGTTTGGTGTTGAAATCATAATCACTTTGGTGTCTTGCCCTGCGGAGATTGTCGGATATACAGAATTAAAGAATTCTTCGGCAATATTAGTAGGGACATGAGCAAATTCATCAAGTAAAATTGCGTTATATGAACCACCACGAATCGCACTGGATGATGTAGATGATGCAATAATCCTTGAACCGTTTTCAAGTTTAATGGATGCTTTGTTCCATTCTACAATACCCTGTTGCAACCAAAGTGGCAAATACTCGTATGTGAGTTGCAATCTACTGAGAATATCTTTAGCAACCGATTGCTTGTTTGCAAGGATAGCAACATTCATATTCTGGTTAAACATAATATAGTGTAGTAGGTATGCAACCATCGTAGTGGACTTACCTGACTGCCTAGGGAGTTTTGCAATAGTGAATCTATTTTCATGAACAGTTCGTATCATGTCATCTTGGAAGTCATATAATTTAAATGGAACAAGGCCCTCGTCCAACGAAACAACCTTGATATACTTCTCAATAAAGTACACAGGGTCTTTGGCACATTTCATATATTCAATCACCTGTTCTTCGGTGAATTGTATATCAATACCAGCCTCTTTTAGTTGTTTATTTCCTAAATAACCTTGTTGTTTATTGCTCATTTACAATCTCTGTATCAATAATATCATGGGTCATTGCTTTTGTTCTGCTTCGTTCTTGATTTATTAAGTCTTGCAAATCACTGGTCGAACCAACATAAATTGATTGGTTGGTTGTGTTATTGATATTAAGTTCTTCTTTATTGATTTCTTTTACTTTCTTGTGTAAGTCCATAAGGTCTTTGTTCACCTCTGCAACAGTTTTAATCATCTGTGCGGCCACTTCATATGCTCTTGGTGCATCACCTTCTGTGGCAACTTTAATAATACCATCAATCGCATCCTCTCCCGTTTTTATTAATTCTTTCATATTCTTACGAACCAACCAATAATCCTTTTCGCTGTCAACGGCGTTCACCTCAATTGCTTTCGCGTGTGCGGGTATAGGTTTTGATAACTCTTTAGTATTAAATTCTGTATCTAATGCTTCTGATAACTTGTCATCTACACTTTTCTTATGTTTCATAATAAAAATCTCCATACCATTCGTTACCTGCTGTGAATCCACCTGTGAATCCACCTGTTGCTCCAGATGCTCCACTATATCCACCTGTTATTCCTATTCTTAGGTCGTGTACGCCATCTACAGGATAGTTGAATTTTTCTGATGAACCAAATATATCTATCTCTGCTGTTGTAATAATTTTGCTTGTCTTCGGTGGACCATATATGTAAGTCTTTGCTGTAAACTCAAAAGTAGTAGTTAAGTTTCTCCGAGTATCAAATTCACCTTCATATTCTTCTATTGTACTCACACCACCCAAAACAATAGGAATGTCAACATTAGAATTAATTCTATTAACCTTTACGGAAACATTAAACTCTGGAGTAAAATAAGGAAGTATTTGTTCTATAATCTGCAAGTTATCTGTTTGATTTCTTGAGAATGCATATAAACCGAATGAAATATTATATGGAACTTCGGAATAATTGTAAGAAGTAGATATACCGTCTGATGATTTCACCGAAGTTTTTCTTAACTTATTTCCTTTTCTTTGAGGGTCATACATTATTCCAGTAATATCGAATCCCAATCTTGGAAGTGTTATTTCAGTATGCACACCACTGGATATGCTACTACCCTCTTGTATCCTTCTTATAAACTTTTCTTTTGGACCATATGATAGAGGAACACGAATAATTTCTTTGGTCGTTCCATCTACATTTTCTCTTTTAACGGTTATATCATTAAATAACGAACCAAATCCGATTACTAATTTTCTAATAGATTCGTTGTAGAATTGTGTAAACATTAATACTCACCTTCTGAGAATGGGTCAGTATCAGTAAAGTCAAAGATATCATCTTGGTCACGAATCAATTCAATATCTTCATTATCACCAATTGGGCTATCGTCTTCTGGTTCGTGTGGTATAATTAGAGTTGTTGTGGTAGATGTTGTTATAGGATATTCTGCACTAGATACTGCACCTTTAATTGTTTCTGAAGCAGAAACATTAATAGTACCCACAATATTTGTAACTGTTAGTTTGGTTAGTGTAGAATCCCAACCAGTAACAACAGCAGTAGAAGTTGCATTGGCAAGTTCAGCAGTCGCACCAGTAACACCAGACACTTGATATACGGTTTCACCCTCAAAGAAATTGGTGTATACACTACTACTGACTCTAGTTCCCAAATCCCATTCAATTGCAAATTTCTTTGTAGAACTTTCAACACTATCGATATCCGTATATCCAGTATCGATTTCTTCGTGACTGTATGTGAATACCTCACATGATAGTTTATATGTGTAAAGTTTTCCTAATTGATAGAATGGATTTTCATGTTCTACAAAGTTAATTTCAAACAGAGTTTTACTCAACGGAAAATATATTAAATCGCCTTCTTTAGGTCTGGTTACACTTTCATAGTCACCGACAGTCTGTTCAAATCTTTTTTTAGAAACTAATAGTTCTACTCTATCTCGAATTTCCAATCCAAATTTTGAGAGTATATCTCCTTCACCTTCAAATCCATCTACGGACTGAATATACATTTCTAATTGATAACCATCATCAAACTTAGAAATAAGGTCTTCACCAAAGAGTTTGTCTTCGTTGACCAAAGTTCTAGGAATATAGACCATGTCCTTACCCATTGCTTTGATAGTTTCAATGGTGAGGTCTTCTAATACATTCTGCTCTCCAGAATATTCTTTAAAGTGTGGATTACGAGCCATTTATAAACCTTTAACCTACATCAAAATTAATTGGTAGTTCATATGTCAATAGGAGTTGTTCCTCTAGTCTTAATATTTCTTCATTTGCTTCACTTGAAATTGCTTCTCCTCGCAGAGAAACTCCACCAGGCAATTGAACCCCCTCAAATTTTGATAAGTTTTGTCCCCATTGTTTTTTGATAAGTGCTGTGGTATATTTCCTCATCCAAATATCATTGAATATTTCAGAAAAGGTAGAAGATTTAAGTTTTACATATGCTTCAACTATAACATATCTATCTACCGTAAGGTCATCTTGCCTCATGTCTAAAAATAGTCTATTTCTAACCTTACTAAATCTAATCATTTTTTCTGGTTGAAAAAAGTCCTCAATCATATTAATGTATTGTTTTGTTGAATGATATCGGGCAAGACCCATAGAACTATTATATCCTAGTCCTCTATTAATTCCAAAATAATCACTTAGAGCCATTTGATACCTTACATCAAACATATTAATGTTAGCAAAATTTCCAAACTGAAGCACCTTAGTAACACTTACTATATCTGCTCCTGTAGGTGCATCAACATCAGCAGTCAGTCCATTAACTGGACCAAAATCGTTAGTATCAATATACAGATTATCTTTATTTGCTTGTGTTACTTTATGCTTGAAATATGCTTTTTCTGTGCCATCATGATGTCTTTCAGAAAACAATAAAAGAGCCTCGTCAAGACGGTCTTCACACTGTTGTCTATCTACATTTACTTCTACTACTGGGTCGCCCAATTTTCGTAGAGCATAATCAATTAATTCATCTCTACTGGTAAGATTTGCCATTTAAAATACTCCTGATACTTATATTTATAGAAATTCTACAATATATGTATAAAAGCATCATGAGCAAGATGGCGTATTAATTATTTAAGATTCTTCTTTTATGTCGTCTTCTGTAATTTCTTCCCCAATAACAACAGAAACATTTTGAACTTTATCGTAGTCAATGTTCTCAATGTAGTATTTTCTAGTAACAGGTTCTTCTGCTTCGTCAGGGGTGCTTACAATATAATTTGTAAATCCTGGCATTTGCAGGGGACAAGATAATTTTGGATAATCTAATTTACCATATTCATCTGCATTTGCTATCAAAAAGGTTCGACTGGCATCTCCACATCCACATCCGCCACAGATATGTTTAGTGGGGTCAGTTTCACTTTGTTGTAGATATTCACAGGGAGGCAATTCTCCTCCATTTTCGGTATTACCAAAACAACTTAAAACTCTAAGTTGTTTAATGGGTTTATTAATTTTATTGTTGTTTATATTTCTAGAAGCAAGAGCCACAGCAAAACTTTGCACCATGCTCAATTTTTTCTTTAATCCCCTATGGTTGGGGTTAATGGGTACTTTTCTAAATTTCTTTTGTTCTTCTGTCATTTAAATCTCCATAATTTAAGAATTCAATAATATTATACACCATATACTAACATTGTCAAGAGAATTTTATTAGGTTTAATCATCTACCACTTCAAGTGCTAGAAATGTTCTGGCTCTATGTTTGTTATCTCGTCTAGATAAAACAACTTTAGAAGAATCTCCGAAACTTTGGCAATATACTAATTGTGTTTTAGTTCCATAATCAAAACCGATTTCAAAAGTAGATGTCCAATAGAATGTAACATTATTTTTTTGTAACCCCGCATAAGGGAAATTTGGAGTATCATCAGATATCGTTGTATTGGTAATAAAATCTAAATCATTAACTTGATTCGCTACGAATCCCCATAAATCTTTTGATGCTATACACCAACTCCACCAAACATTTTTATTATATGTTCTATTGATATTTTTTGTCAAGTTGAGATTATTGTGTGAGTGATTATACCAAGAATCCCAACTAGAACTGCTCAACACATCGGAAGAATTTAAGTCTGCTTCATATGGCAAATTTGAACCACCAAAATCATTTTCTGCAATTATTATAGCAAATGTTTTATTAGAGTTTTTAGTATTATCATTATTTTTTGGATAATAAGGATAGCAACTACCTGTGTTTTCTGATGTACCAAAACATTCACTGCCTGGACTGTGTGTATCATCTGCAACAATAAATTCACCAAGATATCTACCTTGAGCCAAAACTCTATCACCAAGTTTCCAAGTGTTTATAATACTTCTTGGTATTTTATTTTTATTTGTCATATATGCTTGTATGTCTGTGGTAATTGTATCTGAACATGCAATTTGTTTTCCATCTTTATTATAACCAGACCAAATACCTTTATATTCATCGCATATTGTTTTAGTTTCATTACTACAAACTAATTCTTTGGATTTTAAATATGAGCAACTAGATTTTAAAGTGTCAGAATAATTATCAAACAATAAATCGTTTATATTGCCCTTTGCAATGTAAACACCACTTCTTTTATCCTTTTCATAAAATCCTTGACTTTCTCCTGATGTATATTGTTCACTGTCGCATCCTGCTAGAACAATATCCCCTCCTTGATTATCAGGGTCATACCAACCATTACCGATTGGATGAATGCAATAATTATTTGGATTCCAACTAATTCCTGTTGCTCCATGAGCATTACCAATAACTGCACATTCTTTTGGAGAGCAAGTAGTGTCACAAGTATTACCAGAACAACATGCACCAGGCCATCTAACATCAGGTTGCGTTCCACCCCTTGAACATAACTGGTATGCACCAATCTTCACCATATCTGGAGCATTTGCATCATCATCGTAAGGTTCGATTTTTGTATATGTGTCACAAGATATTCCTTGCGCCCATACACCACCCCTATCAGAACATTCGCAAAAAGTTATATTGTCTTGTAAACCGCCTTGGTAACAAGGGAAGACCAAGGTTGGGTCGTCTGTATCTATCATTTCACAGTTTTGACTACTTTCGTTATATGCGTCAAAAAATCCAGTTGCACCATCGACACCTTGCCCTCCACCCCAATTATCTACATAACTGCAAGAACAGCAACAACCAGTTACACCCAAATTAGGGCATGCAACTTGTGTGAGGTCATTTATATCGTCAACAGGTTGCCAGTGACCACCATTCACAACACAAGTATTATAATATTCTGCTACAGGACCTTCTGCACGAGCGTAACAACATGCACCTTGACTATTTGCGTTCGAGGTGTAATCTGCAATAGATTTAATTCTAGACCTATGTTGAATACTCATACAGTTTCCTTTATCTTATTTATAATCATTAACATCGAGGCCACTCACAATTCCCTTCACAATATATTTCTTGACACAATCCATTCACCATATATCTACTAATTCCTTCTGTGGAATTTTTTGTTATTTGTTTCTTTGTGGTGTTTGATATTTTCTTTTCTTTAATTGGTTCTTCTGTGCTATGATAGTATGGAACATAGCCTGGCATGGATGGGTCCATACCTGCATTATCTGGAGCAACTGCTGGTTCTGAGTAATATGCTCGTTCTTCCAAATCTTCTTCGATTCCAGGACTCCAACAACCCCAACCATCCCAGTCGTCCGTACCACACCCCTCCTGCGAAGCGCAGTTGGCTTGTGTACACCCAACTTGTCCAGGTGGAACGCAACCTTGGGGACAACAAACAGAACCAACACCACCATCGGCCGCGCACCCTGCAGCGCAACATGCAGAGTCACCCGCAGTCGAACAAATATGACCCGGCGCTCCATCACAACATACAAAGTCAGTTTTGTCAACTATTACTAGGTCGTCTGGCCAGACCCCGCAACATAGTTGGGTCACATCGTCATAACATACATTGTTGCAACATTTCTGGTCCATCAACCCTTGCGAATCGCCAACAGGACAACACACACACTCATATGATTCACCAGTAACTTGGTCAGTTTTACAACAACATCCTTTTCCAGAATAAAATTCGCCGTCGATGCACATGATGGCGCCATCACAACAGTACTGCCCATCGTTGGGCCCCCCCGCGCGAGTATCAATACATGCTCCATCGCAACATCCAGTATCTGGCAGGTCGTATGGGTCATTGTGACCAGTAGATATTCCACAATCGCAATCAATATTCCCCATCCAATGACAGGCCAATTTCCAGTTTCCATTACAGCAAGTCGTTCTAGTAAGGTGTGTACCATTGCAACAATATCCCACCCCATCATTGATACATTCACCATCTATTTCCCAGAAACCACCTTCTACCGTTCCACAGTCACCACCATTATCGCTAACATAGTAACAACCACACAAATCCGCACCTGTAAAGTAACCAACAGCATCCATATCTTGCATCATACAATCCATTTCAGTTGGACAGCACATCCAATTTCCGGTCCATTGACAATTGCCATCGGTCTCTGGGTCATCAGAAGTTTGACCACCACAGTCCCATTCTTTTGTCCAACCAGTACAGCATTGCCCAAACCAAGGTGGTTCTTGTTCAACAGTTGGATTGCCACTTCCATCGCATATGTTTGGTGGTATACAGTTATAACCCAAAATAGTTCCGCATTGTTCATGAACAATGTGACAATTAGGAGGTTCAGCACAGTCACACCGTTCTTCCCAACCACAACAAGAAACTTCTCCAAAACCGGGACAGCAACCGTTTTTCCAATCATCATACGGAATGTCCAAGTCCCAATACCAAGGGCAACACTCGTGTTCTTTTCCAGTAAGACTTAAACAACAGGACTCACCTGGGTCTATTAATACTTCATTAAGAATTTCTTCGTTTGCACAACATTCTGGTTCGCCATCAGCCCATTCATGCGCGCAACAGGTTTCTCCCGGTTGTATGAGGCAACCTCTACATGTTGTGTTAGTTTTAAAAGTCCATACTCCTGTGGTAGTATCGCAATAATTATGGTCTGTTATTACACATAAATAATCGGCATCACACGGTTCATATCCTGTTGTATGACATGACCCCCAATCACAAAACCCAGGGTCCTGCGAGTTGTTGCTACCAACCCAAGCGCCACCAAGGGCAATACAACCTTGCACCGTGTGGCACGGACTGCACCAGCATGTGCCATTGGTTGGACTAGAACCAACCCAGAACCCACCCCAAGCATCACATCCACTTTGTTGATGACAATTTTGGCAACCACAGTCAATCATATCCGGGATATCAGTTGTGGGGTCCATATCTGCATTACAAGGATTATCATCATACGGAAACATCATACCTGGTTTTTCACAGCATGTGGTTGGCTCCCAACCAACACCGTCAAACCACTCACTCTTACAACATGTTTCACTAATTTCGTGACAACATTTACTTGTGGCCTCGCCACAACACTGTTGGTGATTCATACAACACTTGTCACTACAATAGAAACCACCGGGACAATCTGATGGCCAAAAACCACAACATCTTTCTTCAGTACATACACCATCCACACATGTAAAACCGCACATGTCTTCACACTCGCAACTAGTACAACCACCAACACCAAAACATTCTCCGAACATATCGTCTTCAAGACAATCACCAATACACCCATTACAATTTGGCATCGGCGAACTGTTATTATCACCCGGCTCACAACATCTCAAAAGAGCGCTTCTCAGGAATAGTGGAGTATCTTCATCCAGTGTTGCACAACACGGTCCATCCTTGCACATTTGCGGTGAAAATGGATGGTAACATGTACCACCACACCCTCCACCAAATTGAGGCCAGTATGGCATACACATATCACCACCTGCCCAACAACAACAACACATATCGGCGGGTTCTGCACATGAGATTTGTTCTAGAATCCCACATGTACTATCGCATCCATGAAAACCACCACCACTCGCCTCACATGCTTCTTCGGTTGTGTGGGCACAATGCGCGAATACTGTGTTTGGTAGTACACAACATGCACCAGGGCAACTTCCACCACCATTGCAAGCAACGCATTGGCCGGGAATTCCCGATTCTTTTAAGTCACCACATACTCCATCACAACAACAACTTCCATCAGGACAATCGTTATCGTTTGCACAAAGTTCGCCCGGGCATACTTCACACACCCCGTCTTCGCAACAGAATTGCAACCCATTGAAAAGACAATCAGAATCGTCTGTACAACCAGCGGCAGCGCAACAAGAGGTTTCAGGCGGCACATCGTCACATGCAGTATTAATGTAAGTTCCACCACTTGCCGTACAATCTTCTAATGTACTATTATTTAAAACTTGTTCACCACCGTCACAAGTACAGCAACAACCAAGACATGTAGTTGCGTCACAGGATGTACCACTACCTTGGAAATCACCAACACAACCCGATTCATAAACTTCGGAACATATCCCATTAGTACAACATGCACCAGTAGACACACAAATATCTGATTTTCCACACTGACAACTTCCAACTTCTGGTGTGCATGAACCACCACCACCACTACTAGCGTGCCAAGTACCACCAAGATAGTCACATTCTGAAAATGTTAAATCTCTACAACAATTATTTTGAGGTACTGATGGAGAATCACAACAGTTACATTGTGCGGCATTTAAACAACAAATTCCTGTTTCAATATGATAACAACAAACATCTGTTTCACAATCGGTGCCAGGTCCCATGAATATACCACCAAGGGATGAACACATTTGATTGGTGACATCTTGACATTGTTCTATTCCTTCAATACAACATGCACCAACTACAACACTATGGTCACAACAATCAACAGTTTCACAAATACCACCTTCTACTGGAACACCACCCAAAACATATTTGCAAATATTTGACGACACTGAACCAAGTTCAGTAGAACCCACACTATCTCCAACACAAACACCATCTACACAACAAGCAACCCATTCTTCTTCACAAGGACTTGCACATAAATCTTCCATGATGTAACAATCAATTGGTGTGGGTGTTTCTAGTTCTTCTAAGTACCATGCACCATCGTCTGTTTCTGCATCTTTATAATACAAGTACTCCCAGAAACTTCCACCAAAGTAATTACATTCTGCTAAACCTTTTCCTTCGATGCAAACACCAGTTCCGATATAACTTCCCCAGTTGCCACCATCACTACAACAAATTCCTTCAGCAGTAAGACCACAATTTCCCGAACAATCGGAAAGCATACTCCATACTGCCATGTTCTTTTCTTCGCATATATCTTTTGTTGTATATTCTATACATTGATTATCGCCTTGGTCATCTATGAAACAACAAGAACCGATATTTATTATCCCATCACAATCTCCATGTGATACTCCATATCCTCTAACTGTAAATGAAGCATTCCATGTAGCACCACCATCATTGCTTATGAAATTTATAATGTCTTCTGCACAGGAAAAGAATGCATCGTCTTCGTCAAAATAAACATTTGTAGGCCAGTCCCATATGTTATTACTTTCAATAACAGTTGTAAAACTAAAGACTTCATTTGAATTAAATTCACCAGTGAACCCTGCAATTCCTATTGGTGTGCTGATTTTATATACAGAACCATTTCGTATTTCTAATTGTATTCCTGTTCCATCGCCAGCAGTTTCTCCACCACTAATATATTCTCCACCAGTAATACCTACAATGTCAGTAGATTCTATTTCTGCTACAAATATAATATTTTCTTCTGGGTCTAGTGTCACAGTATTATCAAATGACATCATACCACCAGACTCGAAAGTCAACCCCGATGCACTCGCAGTTCCTCCGTCAGATAGGTATAAGAATTTATCTGTGGCAAGTGTCCCCGCAGTTCCACCTTGCTTGATAGCGTCCCCACTTATTGCAATAGTTTTACTGTCTTGAGAAAGATAAACAGAAATAGAACCATCAGAAGTAATACCTCTAAACCACATTGTAGCACCAGTAACACCGTTACCTACTGTACTGAATATAGTTATACCATCACCAAGATTAACCCCATTAACCGTCCCTGTTGCTCCTGTAATCCCTCCAACACCCTTTATTTGAACAACACTACCATCTGATAGGTTTAAATTCAAATATGGAAATTCTTTGCTAGTAGAAACAACATGAACACCAGTTGCACCAGTTGGACCTGTATTACCTGTAGCACCAGTGTTCCCTATAGGTCCAGCAACAGTCGCGCCACTTGGACCTGATGGACCAACTGCGTTAAAGTCTGGTGTTATTGAACTACTTCCGATTACTGGCATTGTTTTTATTCCTAGATAGAATCTCCATTATATTTATGTTCCGTTAGTGCATGCTGGATATGGACAACCATTTATATCACAATCAATCCATTCACACCTTCCGTCTGGAAGTTGAAGATATTCAAAATTTGTTACAAGGGGTTGAGGACCTCCGCAAGATGGGCAACCCCAACCAGCCTCCCAAGACTCGGCACAACTCAACGTGGGATGTCGGAAGGAGGATGTGAAAAGTTCGCATTCATCGAAGAGCAAATCATCACAGCAAAAAGGGCCCGCAGGAGTGTTGTGACAGCACGCCATGATGCCACAACTATCATGAGTACAATCCACACATTCATTCACATAAGCATCGCACTCCATGTTGTACTGGATGAATTCATCGCAAGTTACATCACCACCAGCACAATTCCAATTACAGCAATAAACTTGGTTGCATTCAATACCCAAACAACTATTTATAGAGTGCCAAACATCTGGTGCAGTGCAATCAATTGCATCAATATCTGTTTCGCAAATTGCTCCAACTGCCCGGCAACATCTACCTCGCGGGTCTGTATCGCATATGTCATCAATGCAGGTTGTATCAACCCCGTTCCAGTATGAGGTTTCGCTCACCAACCAACACTCGCATTGTGTTAGCATGCTACAGGATTCAATCCCATTACAACATGCTCCAATATCAGAATCATTGCAAGTACATAGAACATCAGCGCAAATTGTACCCTCACCCATCCAAACAGAACCAGTGGTAGCATTACACGAACCCTCAGACCTAATGTCGCAATCAAAATGATGGCAACATGCGCCGAGAGGGTCATTGGGAGTTCCACAAAAAATACCTTCTACTTCACAAGTTGTGTTGTCGCCAAGGTATGTGTGGCCCTCCATTGCTTCACAAATGCACCGTTGCTCCACGAAGCATTCGGCAGCGCACTCTGCGTCAAAAATGCCAGTATATATCTGGTTGTATATTAACGCAAGGTCATCAGAAGTCGGAGAAAACCAATAATAAATATTTGAGCCCAAATTGGGAGTTGCGATGCTTGCCAAAAAACCCTGGTCTGCGCCATCGCCCAAACCGATAGTATATATGGTAACTCCATTAGATTTTAAATACGATGCCTTCTGAAGCGCGAGTTCTGAATTCGCATCTGCGCCGTCAGACAATATAATAATAGCACGATGCGAGAAGTCCTGTGCAGGACCACCGTCAGCAAATTGCAAGATAATTTCATTAAGTCCCTTAGACATCCAAGTTGAACTCATAGATTGAAGTGCCAGAACATCCACAATTAGTCCTTCATAATTGTTGTCAAGACTGTGATTTAAATAACCATGTTCCGAATATGATACAAGACCTAGGTGTTTGTCAACTTCATTAAGGTCGATGAAATTTTGAATCAATGTATTTATTGCTTCTTTAGCCGCGGGTAACAATGCCCCCATAGACCCACTCACATCAACCGTAAAAATTAAATCTATACCACTACATGGCACCGCAGGTGGACAACACGCGCCGGAAGTCGTGACCGCAACACATGGCATATCGCAATCCCCAGCGGACCATATTCCACCACTACCACATGAATTCGATGAAGAATAAGTACAACCATCACCGCACGGATTACAACATCTTCCGCAAGGATTGGTTTCGCAAGTAGTATCATCTCCAGCATATACACCATTAAGCAATGAACACTCGTCAGGTGGGAAAATGATACAAGGATTGTTAATAATACAACACGCGCCTTGCACATCAGTTGGGTCATCACATATACTACCATCACCGCACAGAGTGTTTATCCCCTTAAACTCATCACCCCTAGCAAGACATATTTGAGCAGTTGTTATATAACATTCAGTTGCAGAACAACACGCACCCACATCGTTCGTTGAACACTGGGAACAATCAGTAATACCGAGCCACTCACCGTAATACTCATCACATACACACTCTTGTAATTCTTCGCAATAATGCACGCCATTTTGGTAATAACAGCACAGTCCAATATCCCCACCACTGCAACAAGTTATATCTTCGCAAGTAGTATTATCTCCAGCATAGAAATAGTTCAAAATGTTGCAATCTGCTGAAGTAATGACGCCACACCAACCACTCACATAATCACAACATGCACCTGTTGGGTCGGTTGGTTCTTCACAATCTACACATAAGTCTGTGCCTTCATCCCAAACTCCACCACCGGCACTACAATCTGCTTCAAATTGGTCTGTAAGACATTGCCAATCGGCAGTGCAACAAGAACCAGTTGGTTCTTCACAATCTACACATAAGTTTGTGCCTTCATCCCAAACTCCACCGATGGCAAGACAATCTGCTTCAATTTCTTCTGTAAGACATTGCCAATCGGTGGTGCAACAAGAACCAGTTGGTGCGGTACAGTTTTTCGCTGGACAATGGGTATAGTCACCATCATAAGTGCCAGAAACACCACTACATTCACTTTCAGTAATTTCCGAACACTTATAATTACCCCAACAACACGCACCTGTTGGTGATGGTGTCGTGCATGTTACATCGACACACTCTACACCATCGCCTTGATATATACCACCTGCATCGATACATTCTTGTTCAGTGTATACACCACTCTCAAAACATGTTTCAGAAATACAACACGCACCATCAGTCGGTTCTGGGACAATACAGTTCGTGTTCCAACAAATCGACCCATCGCCTTGCCAGTCACCACCCTCGCCTACACACCTTGGTTTAGTTGTCATCGAACATACTCCACTATTACAACACGCACCATTTGAAGCAATACTACAGGGATTACTTGAGCAATCAATATCATAACCTAACCAAACACCACCATGTTCATCGCGACATTCAGAACAAGTAACAGTCAAGCAATTATCTGTCACGCAACAAGCACCAAATTCTTCAACACATCCACCACTCACATTATTTGTACATTTTGTGGCATTCCAAACACCACCTGGTAATTCATCACATTGACAAATATCTAAATCTAAACAGTTCATACCACAGTGACCAGTCTGCTGCCAACAACATCCACCAATCGTATCATCTTCACAACACTCTACACCAATACAAGTAGGAGAACCATTCCAAGTATATCCTTGAGTTTTACAACTTGTTTCGGTGTCAATAATGCAATCATCTTTACCTCTACAACATGCACCAGCATCAGGCGACCATCCACATAACTCATCACTACAAGTACTATTATTTCCCATGTATTCACCACCAAGCAATGCTACACAATTATCTTGGGTTTGATTATTAATACATTGGTTTGCATATTGGCCCTGAATACAACACGCACCTGTTGGTTCGTCTGGTTCTACGCAAAGTGAAGAAGTTCCACATTGACAATTACCACTCTCTGGGCAAGTCTTTCCTCCAATCCATCTGCCTCCAATTCTTTGACACATAGAACTGTTTAGATTTTTACAACAGTTAGAATTTTCTCTACCCGAACCACAACAATCACAAGCATTAGAGTCTAAACAGCATAATCCTATTTCATCAGTGAAACAGCAGATATCATTTAAACATTCAGTATCTGGACCCATGAATATACCACCACTCGATGTACAGTCAAATGCAGATATTACATCACAACTTGAAATTTCTGGATAACAACATGCACCTTCCATCTTACTATAATTACAACAATCCACTTCACCACATACTGCGTTTTCTACTACTTGTCCACCAAAAACTCTCTTACATATTAGTGGTGAAACTGAACCGTGTATTGTACTCCCTATCGAATCACCAATACACACACCATCTTTACAACAAAGACTTTCTATACAAGGTTCTGCACATAATTTATCATACCCCTCTGGTAATGTCATTGTGCATTCAATTTTTTCTGGTTCTCCTACTAATAACTCCCCTTCAATATCATAATAGAAATAATTCCAGAAACTTCCTCCGAAGTAATTACATTCTGCAACTCCCGAACCTTGAATACAAAGTCCAGTGTCTTGAAAGGCGCCCCATTCGCCCCCTTCACTACAACAAATGCCTTCCGCAGTTCTACCACAGTTCTCCCCACAAGAAATTTGCGAGGCCCAAGTTCCATTATTGAAATCTTCTTGACAAGAATTTTGTGTAATATATTCTATACATTGTTGTGACCCATTGTCATCATTATAACAACAAGAACCAAATGTTTGTATCCCATCACACTCACCATATTCTGCACCATATCCTCTGGCAGAAAATGAAGCATTCCATGTAGAACCACCATCAGTCGTTATAAAATTAACAATATCTTCTGCACAGGAGAAGTATGCATCGCCTTCATCAAAGTAAATATTTGATGGGAAAGTCCATATATGATTTCCATCAACTATAGCAGAGAAACTAAAAACTTCATCTGAACCAAATTCCCCAGTAAAGCCACCAATTCCAATAGGTGTATAAATTTTATATACCGAAGCATGTCTAACTTCTAATTGTATTCCTTTACCATCTCCGGCAGTTTCTCCGCCTTCAACAACTATCCCACCAGTAATGCCAACAATATCATCGAAACTTGCAACAGAACCAATAGTTATAATATTTTCTTCTGGGTCTAGTGTCACAGTATTATCAAATGACATTATCCCACCAGATTCAAATGTTAATCCTGAAGCACTAGCAGTACCACCACTAGAAAGATATAAGAATCTATCTGTAGAAAGTGTATCCGCAGTTCCTCCCTGTTTACTATTATCACCACTAATAGCAATAGTGTTGCTATCTTGAGATAAGTAAACAGAAACAGAACCATCAGAAGTAATTCCCCTGAACCACATTGTAGCACCAGTAACACCATTACCTACTGTACTAAATATTGTAATACCACCACCAAGATTAACACCATGAACTGCACCAGTTGCACCAGTTATGCCTGCAACTCCATCTATTTGAACTATAGAACCAACGGATAGGTGCAGATTTAAATATGGAAATTCTTTGCTAGTAGAAACAACATGAACACCAGTTGCTCCAGTATGACCAGTTGCACCAGTCGCTCCAGTATTCCCTATAGGTCCAGCAACAGTAGCGCCACTTGGACCTGATGGTCCAACTGCGTTAAAGTCTGGTGTTACTGAACTACTTCCGATTACTGGCATTGTGTTTCATTCCTTGTAGAAGTTTCCATAATATATTTATATCAACTATCCACAGGAATTGCCGTTTGGACATTCACCACCGACAACACCACCATCACATGTTCCTTGATGTACCCAACAGCCACCGTAAAAGTCACAACGAGTTTCATTCATTTGGTATGCATAGTACATACCCCATCCTTGTTCAATACAATCACCTGCTTCTGGAATCTGCCAATCATCAAATTCAGATAACCATTCAAGGCCTTTCAATTCCAATGACCAAGTATCATTGAAGCAACAACAACCATCCATATTAACATTCTCACAATTATTATCTAGTAAGTCTGAAGCAGAAGTACCATGATGTATTGCCATGCAAACTTCGTCAGCACTTAGCCATGGATGTGCAGGGCTGCCCTCACTACCAATCCATTCACATTGACGACCCATAGTTTCGTTGACAGCGCCTTCCCCTTCTATTCTCCAGAAACAACATGTTGACATTAATTCTTCTGTAGGATAACCACTTGGGCAAGGGTCACCAGTATCAGAACAACACAACATATTGTTCGGGTCGGTAATTCCATTATTTAAATTACCTCCTGCTAATCCTTTTAAATCAGTACCATCATGGTCACAACAACATTCATAAGGAGTCAAATCTGCTAATATAATACTACCTGTACTAATTGTTGTTGTAAAAGTTGTAACATCCTCACCACCACATGAAATTGCATGACCAATTTGATTTAAAGTATTTTTTATTTCATTGGATGTAATTGTTTTATAATATTCTTCCACTCCATCAACACTAGGTGTTGCTAGTTCACGCACGAAATTAAGGTCTGAATTTTCACCTGTGTTTACACCTATAGCGTAAATGATAACACCTGCTTCATCCCTTAGTTTTCGTGCTTGTTCAATCGCTGCATCTTTTTCTTCTATAGAACGCATGTTTCCGTTAGACAGTATGATTAATATTTTTCCGTGAGTTCCTTGTGTAGCACTATTAAAATTAATACCAACATATTCCAACGGTCTAGCAAGTACTCTATCTCCAATTGCCATACTGTGTATGCCTTCTTTTACTATTGCATAATTATTGGTAAGAGAAACATCCACCGAAGTGTCTGCAAACACGGAATCATTAAATCCTATTTTTTCATATGTTGAATCTAGTTGGTCTACAAACGAAGTAAGTGCGGGTTTAATAATATTTGATAATTGGAACATCTCTATATTAGTATCAACTTGCAACATTACATTTGGACTGCTTGTTAGATTTTGTCCAACACATTCTGGCGCAAGCAAGTGATTACCACCCAAAGACGATGGAGGTCCTATTATTGGGATAGATAAACTATAATTATTAGTCGAACATCCACTCCACTTAATATGGGAGTAAATATTCTCGACACCATCGTTCATATCTGAACATGCATCTCTTGTTTTCTGTGTACAATCCCAAGTACCTTCTAGTAGTGTTCGGTAACAACACATACCCTCACATTGGTTTTCTATATCTACACTGCCTGGTTGGCATATTGGAAGGTCTTCAACATAACACTGTCCAGGTCCATCACCGTAACCAACACCTTCACATGCACAAATGTTTACATGGTTTCCACTTTCATCTACACAAGGACCGCCGCCTATTATTTGCCTCCATCCAACACATGTAGGACATGGTGGATATATTGGAAGTCCATTGCCTCCAAATAATGGGGTCCCACTTGCATCTAAACAAACACCATCAACATTAACTAAACCAGCAGGACCAGTTCCCCAATCTGCAATCCAACCATCATAGTCCCTTCCACTCTCTGGTGACCATGTACAATTAAATGGTGCATATGCGGCATCTTCATTATCACCACCACCACCAATTCTTGAAGGTCCTGCACATCGAGAACCGCTACCCCAAAAGACCCCTTTAGTAAAACCATCCGATGCAATAAGAGTTGAACAAATCGCAGGGGAAGTTTCATAACATGCTTCTTCTACACA